GATCTCGCCTTCGTAATCACGGTTGACGAGACCCCCGAATACCGTGAGATTCTGGTAATCGGAGAAGATCTGGGCGCTCCATATTTCAGGAATGAAACTGTTTACTGACATTCTTGGTACTCCTTACTTTTTGAGTTTGCCGGACGCCATCAGTTCGTTGACTTCCTGTTTATGCGCAGACATCCATTTCGGATCGTCTCTCGCCTTTTTCAGGATATCAGCGGGCGTCATGCCTGACAATTCTGAAGTCTCACCGGAACCACTGCGCCCCTTGTTCGGGTCACGGCCCTGAGCCTTCATCTGAGATTCTACGGCTTTACCGAGCGCCGCGTCAAACGTTTTCTTGAGGGTAACGATTTTACCCTTAGTCGCATCTTCATCTGATCCGATCACAGACTCAATGAAACTCTGGTCAAGCCCTGCCGCTTCAAGTTCGCGGGTGGCGAGAAGTTCCATTGCCTGACGGTTCAGCATCCGGGCTTTTGTCTCAAGCTCGTCTTTCAGCTTCTTAGTCTCATGATCCGCCCGTTCTTTGGCAGTCATCTTCTCCATACGGAGCTGTTCCAGTTCCTCGTCCTTCGCCTTAATCTTCTGGTGAAGTTCGGTCCGGACCCGGTCGGCTGCTGACTGGGCGGCTTTCTCCAAGAGCTTTTCGAGATCGGTTGACGGTACGTTAGCGGGAGCCTCATTGTTCTGAGTATCCTGCGGCTGTTGGCTTTCGGTAGTGTCTGCCATAATGTCCTCGTCGCATGAGTCAAAACAGGTCCCGCCCTTAATAAGTTCGGGAAAAAAAGATTGCCTCACGCGAGGTTAATAAGATACTTATCCCTGTGAGTATAAAAATATTTCCAAGACTAACATCGGATTTTAAAAACAACTAAATACCATAGAGTATGAGTAATATTATGAGATTGTGTAAATCGTGTAATATCCTTAAAGAGGATGATGATTTTTATGAAAATTCTAAGATTGTTAGATGTAAATCGTGCCAAAGAAAGGCCTGTAGGAAAAACGGGTGGGATGATAAACTGAAGGTATTATCTCATTATTCAAACAACCGGGTCTTATGTGATTGCTGTGGTGAGGATCATATTGAGTTTCTTGTCATAGATCATATTAACGGTGGGGGAAATATTGAAAGAAAAAAATTAAAATTAACTTCCGGAAGACGGTTTTATAGATACCTTATAAAAAATAATTATCCTCCGGGATATAGAGTTCTTTGTCAAAATTGTAATATGTCCTATGCAGCATTTGGATTCTGCCCCCATAATAAAAAATAACCTTACTCTTTTATCCGGACACCGGCCACGACCCAACACCGGCAGTTATAATCCTCTTCCGGGATCCCGAACAGGCCCGGGGCATCCGCCTGCGTCCCTTTGTTGGGGCCGGAGGGGATGGTAAACTTCTCCTGCGCTCCGACCGTCTGACCGTCAAGCGCCGCGTGTGAGTCTCTGACTTTCGAGTCTCCCGCTGATACCCAGGTCTTCGTTATCTCAATCCCACTCTCATCCGCCTCAGTGATTGACAGCGCCACGGATTCATTCTGGACCTGGTGCCCTAGGTATTCGTTCATCTGGACCGTCCGGGCGTAATCCTTGATCGTGGTCTGCTGTAACTGCCCGACCATATCCTCATACGGATCCTCTCGAACAATCCCCCGCATCACATCCTGCCGCACGCGGTTCCCAAGATCCGTTCGCCTTAATGCGATCCGTTCATCCAGCGTGACGCCCGACCATGGCTTGTTGAGGATACTCTGGATCTCTGCTGATGTAAGTTCCCGCCCGATATTCGAGTTGGCGACTTCTCCGATGGCCGAGAGTGACGCGGTAAACGTGCCGTCGGCTACCCGTTCCAATCCGGTCTTAATCCGGCCGTATGCGGGTTTGGTGCCCGCGACCGTGACCTCTTTAAGATCGGCGTTGAGTTTCTTTATCCGGTTGAATTTCTGCATTTGCTCGTATGTCAGGTGCCCGTCAACTGCATAGGATTCATATGCATTGGCTACCGTGAACTTCAGATTTTTAAGAAGCCGGGCGTAATCCCCCGCCATCTTCTTCTTCTGAGCGGCTACTATCGCATCGTTGGCTTTCACTATCGCTTTGTATTGCCGATCTAAAAGGATATCGGGTTCACTAGGCATTGGTCGTTACCGCTTGCCTTTCCCCTTGCCCTTCTTCCCCTTGCACGCCGTCGGTGTCCTCCTGTTGATTCAGTGCACGGGCGGCCGCTTCAATATCAGCAGCTGCCCTGTTGTATTCTTCATCCTCCGCTTTCTTCCGTTCAATCTCTTTGGCCGGATCATCGATAAACGACATCTGGCCGTATGCGGTCTCGTCGCTGACCAACCCTTTTAGCGTTGCGAGCGTCTGGGATTCGTCAAGCAGATTCAGCGGGAAGTTCCGGGTAAACACAAACTCGAACTGCCACGGGTCATACGAGATCCCTTTCTTCGTGAAGTAGCCGGACAGGACTTGGAACTGCCGATAAAGAGCTTTGATGAATTTCCGTTCGGCGATCATGCATTTGGATTCAAGGTTGAACAACTTGAATTTCATTGCGACGCCGGACGCCGTCCCGAAACTCTCATCGGTGAACCTGACGGACTGGGACAGGTAAATAATATTATCTTCCAGCCGGTTAAGATGGTTCTCTACAGCCACATCGTTCAGGTTCTTGGTGATGTACTCAGCCCGATCCGTGGGTTCCGGGAACCCGATAACGCCCGTCTGCCGGAGCCGCTGAAGGTCTTCATCTTTCGGAACCGATCCGTAAAATGCGAGGTACGCCAGCCGGAACTGCTCGATCTCGGAGTTGACATCCGAGAGGGTCCGGTCGTATCCGTCAATGAGTGACAGGACCTTATCGCAATCCCCGATCAGCTCTTCGTTGTTCGGGAAACAGATCAGCGGGCATGCGGCCATCATGTGCGGCTGCGGGTTGACAGGTTCCGATGCGTCAAGGATAAACGCTGTGGATGCGGTGCCGTCATCTTCCCGTGTCCAGAACGTGATATTAGCCTCATCATAAAATTCGGCTTTGGTATATTTCTTATCCCCGTTCTCAACCATGTAATAACGGATCGCATACGGGGCTTCTGAGATCCCGATCTCGTCACTGATGAACACGCATTCCCACGGGGGGATATTGATAATCTGGGCTTCTCCATCGGTGTTGTTAAAACAGAGCCGGGCACCCATCCCGGTTACTGCCGATATCTTCGCAGTTTCAGCGTCAAGATCTGATACCTGGTTGCGTTTCAGGAACCCGTTAAGTTTCTGGTCAACATCCTCAGAGACCGGGTTTTTTCCTTCTACTGATTTGAGAACGTATTTGTATGTTACTGGTTTGCCTGCGAAGTAACCGACTTTGGTATTGATAATATCACTGAAATAATCGTTTGCCAGCTTGTTATTAACCTTCGACGCGTTCTCAACCGGGAATGTCCGATTAAGGACCGGGACGCCTTCCTTCGTGCCCTTGAACCGTTCGTGCAGGTTCCGCTGAGTGGTTGCTTTCGGTCCGTTCTCTTTTATGAGATCGGCGATCATCTGGCCGGTGATCTCGTTACCATCACTGAGCCAATTATAAACTCTGGTAATTGCTGTCATGATTTACACCGGATCCGATACTGTCAGAAGGTAAGGTTTACCATGAAGACTTATTGAAGATGCTGCACCCCAGATGATATGAGGGGCAATCTTCCAGACACCGGGCGTATCCAGTCCCCCGGACGCGGAACTGGTGGTGATGTAATAGAGCGAACTGCTATCATACCCGGTTGTCGGGCAGGTCCATGTAACCGTAGTGCCGCTTGGGGTTCTGGCATCCAGATATGTTTTTACCGCACCGGTTAACGATGCCGAGACCGGGACGATAATCTGTAATCCTACATCGCTGGTAAATACGAACGTCATGATAACACCACGCTCCCGTTAACCGGGCATGAAATCGTGATAGAGGGGGATACAGGGCATGAGAGATTGAGTGATTGGGTGATGGGACAATCCAGCGTTATGGATAACGGAGCCGCGATGGCAACGGTTGGTGCGGCAGCGTTCCCCGCCCAGATCCTGCCGGCCGTCGCCTGATAGATTGCTGAGCCGAGCCGGCCACGCGTTACCAGAAACGTGCCGTCGTCCGTCATGATGTCACCGTGTAGGTCGCCATGTTATCATCGGAGGTGTAGGTCGCGGTTACCGATCGGGTCGTGGTTCCGGCCGTGATTGTGGCGGTCAGCATCTTCCCGGACGTGGAATACGTGGGGGCGCTGATGGAATAACCTCCAACAAGGCTGTTAACCTCTCCCAATGTCGCCTCTTTCGCCAGCACCGTGGACGCTTCAATCTCTGTCAGGGTTGGGAGGTCCAGAACGTCCGACGAGTTGGCGGCAGTCTTGGCAGCATCATAAGCCGATGTGAGGGTAAACGACGCCTTATCAGTCAGTGACCGAGCCGCAACCGCCCAACCGGCCGTGCCGATAAGCGCATGGTCGGCAGTCGTCAGAGTGTACCCGACTTTATCCGTAAGGGCTTTGGTACTCTCGTTCCAGACACGGAGCCCGATAAGGTCATGGTTCGCGGTCGTGAGTGTGAAGTCTGCCTTATCAGTGATCGCCCGCGTGGGGATGGCCCATGTTTCAGTGCCGATAAGGGTGTGCTGTGCGGTTGTCAGGGCAAACGCAACCTTATCCGTTAACGCACGGGTACCTACTGCCCATGCAGCGGTCCCAATAAGAGCATGATCAGCCGTTGTGAGCGTGAATCCTGTTTTAACGGTGATTGTCCGGGCGGTCTCAGTCCATACCCGTGCACCTATGAGATCGTGTTGGGCGGTCGTAAGGGCAAATCCTGTCTTATCCCCGACAAGAACCGAAAGACCGATATCCCGCGCTGCCTGCGTAGTTCCTGATACCTGGATGGTATCAACCTGCAGAGCATCAGTACCCGCAACCAGTGAATCGTAGACCAGGGCTGGCAACACCATACATTCCTGCCGGGCGGTCAGGGCTCCGGTCGGATGGGAGTAGATGAGCAGCGGGCCGGCGGTGTTGGTATCGGTCGCATCGAACACCATATAATAAATGCCTTTTGCCATATGGACGGCGTTGTTCGAACTGGTCACGTTGACAAGCGCCGTACTTCCGTTCTTCCAGAGGTAAACGTCCGTGCTTGCGATGGTGAGCGCGGTCTTCTCGCTATCGCCGTCCGTTGAGCTCAGGAACTGGCCGATCGGGACTTCCTGGGCGGCCGTATCTTTCTTTAAATAAATCGTCATGGGGTCACAACCATAACCTGCGGGCCTCTCCCAAGCATGGTGCCGATATAGTTCATGATGACCTGAATAATGTTCGACGACTCACCGGCTGCCGGGAGATATTCGATATAGACACTTATTTTACGGTCACGATTTACAGACGATGTGATGGATCCCGGGGATGCATACGAGGCGATACCGGCGATATTAAAACCAGTAGTTCCTGCATCGTATTTATTATAAAACGAACCGGCATCATCCGAGATAATCCCAATACAGTAATTCTGACCGGCGACGAGAGTTGGTTGCGCGGTAAAATTGCCGTATTTCCATGCATAGGTAGTGTCGGCTGTCCACGCGGTTGTCACGCTGTTCTGGATCAGGGTAAGATTGTTATCTTCCCAGATGGCGCCTTTCATATCGGAAGTGCCGGATCCCAACTTCGTATAGAAATTTATTGAGAGTAACGTCCCGAGATCGGCCGGTGCGGTGAAGTTATAACATAAAGCGTTCTGGGTGGTCCATGAATCGGTCGATGCCCCAACCGCCGTATATCCCCACGTATTGGCCGTTACTGGCATCGTTAACGCTGTTAACAGTATCGCCAGGATTAAAACAGAATGTTTCATACGCCATCTGATAGTCATAAGATTAACCTCTTGCAAGAGATAAGGAAAACAGGGCTCCGCAGTCTGGATTAACCGCGTGAGTACGATATGATAGTATAAGTGATTGTAATATTTAGATTTTTGCTTAAAGAAAAAAAGAGGGTTATTCAGTCCCGGGCACCGGCTCGGGTTCTGGTTCGGGGGTTGGTTCAGGCACAGGGATCTCAAACCCGCGTTTCATCGGGAACGCCTGACCAAGGAACGCCACGTGTTCTGTCTGGCCGTTGCCGATCTTGAACGTCCGCATTTCAACCTGGTCGCTGTTGCCGTTCCGGATATACGCAATATAGGTACCTGCAGCCAGGAGGACGGGGTCGCTGACACCATCGGACAACGTCTCGACCATCAGCATGTCCTTATTCTTACCGACAACCGGCGTCCCATCCATATGATAGGTTGGATCAAATGGTGTGCCCGGGCGAGCGATGAAGATGTACGGGTCACGGACCGTAACTCCACGGACATAGAATTTCACGTATCCGTAAGCCTCAACAGGCCAGTCGTTGACCGTCGGGTTGTAATCGGCGTATTTGCTCTCATACAGTACAGCACTCCCGCGCTCATCGCCGGAGTTTACTGCTGATACCGTCCCGACGATTGCCGAGATGACCAGCAGGGCGACCACAAAGATCGCGGCTTTCGGTTCAAACTTTGTCATTTTCCTCTACCTCATCACGGGAATCATAACCGCAATCCCCGCAGACGAGAGATTTATCCCCTCTTACGCGGACGCGACCTTTCAACCCGCACTTAGGGCAGGGGGCTTTACCTTCCCGTTCTGCCATATTATTTTGTATGTGTGTGTGCATATTTATACCTTTGCTTTCTCTGATTCTAATCGCTCGGACGCCCATTTCAGAGCGATACAGTAGGCTCCGTAAATGTCCTCCCCATATCCGGCGGTGTTCATTTCCATGAGGATATTAGTCTGGCCCTGGGTGTTTATTTGATAGAGTTTAGAGATTCTGTCTGCAACTGAGGGGCACTTTCTCCCCACATATGTTGAGGATGGGTTTGCCTTCCGTCTATTAATTGCACTCAAAAGGGTTTGTTTCCTAGTTGCCGCAGATAGACCAGCGCGGCCGTTTGTGTTTGTGGCATCAGATAAAAATACATTCTTCTCTATTATTTTCTCATCCCAGTTATCTATTCCGGTAAACGTTCGCGCCATATGTTGGGTTATTTTTTTGTTGTTTGAAATAGCGTCGAAAATTTTAGATACTGTATCTTTCCTAATACTGGAAGATGGAATTAATGATCGTAATCCGGAATTGTTATACGCAGACGCTGATAAAAATAAGAGTATTTGATCTTCTGGAAGGCCCATACTTTCCAATTCCATCACAAAATCAAGATATGCCCCCGTCTGTTTTTGTGCTTTTCTTGACAAACCACAGAAACCAGGATCTTTCTTAAACTGTTTGTACCAAAGTAAGCAGTGTGCCATATGTTTGTGTGTGCGTTGTAAGTATTTAAATATTATTTATTTGATCAGGTCCATCAACGCCCCGCAGATCCGGAGATCCCATTCTGAATCTATCTCGAAATCCTGCCACGGCTGGACCTTATACCCGAGCGTGTCGGCCGTCATGAACGTTTCATGTTTCCGATACCAATCCGCGTTTGCGATATACAGGGTGCCCGTAGGATGATAATAGGGCCGGAGCTCCTGGCGGCGGGGGCTTGGGGTGTCGGGCATGATGCACCGCAGATCCTTCATTCCCAACTCAAATGATATCGCCGGGTGACATCGGTGACTCTCGCATACACCGATCACGGCTTTCGCGCGTTTCTCAACGTAGAGATCCAGGGCCGCGTCAATATCCCCCGCGCACCGTATCGGGGCGGTAGGTTCAAGCAGCATGACGGTATCGTATCCGGGGCACTGGTCAAGGGCATGGATGATGACCTTGGAGCTCTCGGTCTTGTCCCGGGCCAGCTTCTCCGGCCGCAGGAACGGCACCAGGTTCATGTCCGGGTATCTCAGGTTGATTCGTTCGCGGTAATCCGGGCTGTCCGTACTGATGATAATCCGGTTTTTCGGTTGTGCGAGCGAGCTGTTAAACGCCTGATCAACCGTCCATTCATAGAGCGATTTTTCCCTGAAGGAGATCACGTTCTTGTCCCGGATGCCTTTTGACCCGGAACGCATGGGGATTACACATAGGACTTTCATACTTTCCTCCTGAACCTTGCCGGGTTGTCGTTATGCCAGACTTCCCCCGGCGGGACGTTCGTTGTCAATACCGAGCCGGCACCCACGATCGCGCCATCCCCCACGGTCACGCCGGGCATGATTACGGTGTTTGCGCCAACTCTCGCACCTTTCCCGATAACTACCCGGCCCTGTTTCCCCTCAATGGTTGAGATGGATAGGATCGAGCAGTTGGGACCGATCTGAGCATTGTCTTGAATCTCAACACCCTGATGTGCCAGGATTACCGTACCGCTTCCGATATCGGTATTGTTCCCGAGCATGAAATGGGCCGGCCGGATCACTTTCCAGCCCCAGGGGGATACCCATGTCGAGGTGTTGCGGTCGATGTTGGGTGTTTGCCAATTCATTTCAGGTACTCCCGCAGGATCTCCACTATCCGGTCACTTGCCCCGGTCTTGAACGGCCCCCGCGGGCGGTTGCGGTTCCGGTCCCCGACCATCACGATCTGTTCAGGTTTGAGGAAATGCGGGGCTTCATAGATGGCGGCGGAACTGTTGGTGATGAACCTCTGGCAATGTTTGAGAAGGCCGAGGAACTGCGGGCGGGGAAGGTTGGGATAATATATTGAATTTTTGAGAGGGGGGATCTGTTTGTCCGGGTTGCTCCCAATATGAACAGTTAATCGCTCAGCTTCTGGCCCGTCGTACTGATAGGGGTTTGAGAGCGGTTCCGCATTGAGAAGAAGAAGATCATATGAGCGTACCGGCACCACGCTTTCATCTACTCCCAGATCATCAAGGTGCGAGATGCCGACAACATACGGGTTTGATGGCAACTCACAGGCTCCCCGCAGCATATTCACCCTGATAGCAGAACACCGATCCTCGCAGAACTGGATATCCGACCAGAGCGTGATGCAATGCCGGTCCACATCGTCGAACGTGGTTATAGGATCGTTCACCACCCCGGCATAGAAATGGGCGATCTTGACCTTGTTATGGAACGCTGCCGCTGCCGCCGCGCACATCTCCACGCGGTCGCCGGTGATGAGGATAAGGTCTGTACCATTCTCATGAAGGTGCCAATCTGTCCTTTCATATGATTTGAGAAAGTTTTGGGGTTCTAGTTGCAGAGTGGCAACCTCGCACCAGTCCTGCGCTTTCAGCCGCTTGATCACCGGCGCGGACAGCCCTTCGTCAGAACGACAACCAACCGGGCAAAGTATCCGTTTCACAATTCCCAACCCCCGGAAACTGTGATGACCTGCCCGTTGACCGCGTTGTCCGGATGGAGCAGCATATCCACCACCGGCAGGATATTCGCCGTGGTGATCATCGGTGCACCGCCGCTTTCCCGGTATGCCTGCTGGAACTCTTCAGAGTGGTTGTTCAGCACACCCCCGGGCGCTATGGCGTTGACCTGGATGTGCCACGGTTTAAGCTGTTGCGCAAGGTACCGGACGGCCTGCTCCGTGCCGCCTTTCCACATCGCGTACTCGAGCGGAGTGGTCGCAATCTCGGTCCCGGGATACATCGAGAAGTCCGGCGCCTTGTGCCCGTAAATGCTGCTGAAGAGGATGATACGGCCCTGATGTTGTTTCTTGAAATGGGCGATCACGGTTTCCCATGTAGCCTGCTGGTCGCATTGATGAGCGTATCGGGCACAGTCGATGAAGGCGTCGATCGTTGGATATTTGGGGAGATCGAGAGGAGATACAGCCTCAGGGAAATCATAGATAACCCCTCCAGTATGCTTGTGGATTGCAGACCCAATAAGACCCTTTCCACCTGAGATTAGAGCTACCATCTACGCCAACCTCGTAAAGCCCGGCCGTGCCGGCTCTCCTTCAAGTACGGCTTTCCCGCTGGCGATATCCGCGAACACTTCCGCCACATGATCGCCATACTCTCCGACAAGCGCGGGCCTATGACAGATTGAGGCATAGAACTGACCGCTGGCAAGATATCCGCGTTTCAGCATCTCTTGAGTGAAGGTAGTGATAATCTCACGGTCTTCGTCACCCACAAACCCAAATGTTGCGAGCGGGTCGAGACCCGACACATCAATTCGCAATCCTGAAGCGGTAGCAGCTCTTTTCCAGATGTTCTTAACCGCCTTCCCGGTTTCCATGATTTGACTCTGTGCATCAGTTTCCCTCATCTTCTCAATCGTTGCCAGCCCTGCAGCATACCCGCTCCGTTCTGACCAGAACATTGAGCTGATGAACGTGTTGCGGGCTTTCTCCATGAATTCGCGTTTCCCGACAATCGCGCTGATGGCATGACCGTTCCCCATGGCTTTCCCGTAGGTCACGATATCGGGATATAAATTGACTTTCTGGTGATACCCTCCAAGGTTACACCGGAACCCGCTTGCCACTTCGTCGAATATCAGCGGGATGTTGAGACGGTCACATTCGCCCCTGATGAATTTCAGGAACTCCAGATCCAGTGCCCGGGTCCGGACGGGTTCCATCATGACCGCCCCAAGGTCATCAGTGAACACGTGATCGGCCGCGTCAACGTCCCCATACTCGAACGGCAGGCATTCTGGATCCAGTTGCGGAGGGTGCCCGATCTGCCATCCATGATACCCGCAGATGGCAAACTGCCGTTTCCCTGAGTACTCCCGGGCGATCCTGAGCGCGATCTGGCACGCATCGTTACCCGACCGACCGAACCGCACCATATCCATTTTCGGATTGAGTTTCAGCATGACCTCCGCCAGTTCGACCTCTTCTACCGGATTGAGGGTGCTGACGTTGCCATCATAGATCACCCGCTGGACCGCATCGTCAACATCATTGTCCGCATACCCGAGCACGCTGTTCCCGGCACCCATGACGCTGAAGTCCTGATACCATTTGCCATCCGGTGTCTCGATGGTAATTCCATGTGCTGTTTTGTAGTACGGGGGCCATCTCCCGGGGCAATACCGATCCGGCGTTTTGCTGAATAGCGAGTTGCCGCCGGGCATGATCGCGTTCGCGCGCTGCCAGAGGTCGGTCATGCGATCACCTGCACGTCCTTGTCTTCCCACACTACCTTTTCATCGTTCGTCATCAACCGTTCGGTCATCTTCTCACCAGCACGGCACCCGGTCGTCCGATACGAGCAACCGGGAAACTGTTCCTGCAGCAAATCCATAATCTTCTGTACCTTCATCTTTGGTATAATCATATCGCCATTCGTCGCATACTCCGGGATTCCGCAGACCAACTCCGCGGCTTTCCGAGTGTCAATGAAATACCGGGCCATGTCCGGATCGGTGATGGTCAGGGACTCCCCCCGCTCATGTTGACGTTGCCAGACTTCCAGCACGTTCCCGGCGCTCTGTTTGAAGTTCCCTGATCGGAACGTAACGAACCGAGTACGCATTTGCGTACGTGATGCCCATCGCCAGATCCATTCGGCCAGCAGTTTCGAGGCCCCGTATGCTGATGCAGGATATACCGCTTTGTCCGTACTGATGAGAATAGCGCAATCCACCCCGCAGTCAATCGCCGCTTTTGCCACGTTCTCGGTGCCTGTGACGTTGGTTCGGTTGAGTTCCGGGACATCGCCTTCTGTTATGTCGAGGTTCTTCATGGCAGCCGTGTGAATGACCGCGTCGCAGCCCCGCATGGCGTAATGGACCCGGGCATAGTCCCGGATATCTCCGTAAACGCGGGTGAACTGCCCCTCAGGATGCCGCATCGATGCCAATCCCGCCTCGTTGTTATCCATAGCCCGGACCTTGCAGCCTTTCAGGATCAGGATATCGACAATCTCACGACCGAGGGAGCCGGCCCCGCCTGTCACCAAAACCGTGCGCATTATTTCTTCAACCTCCTGCAGAGTTCCGCCAGCTCTGACATGGTGATACTGACATTCACATCGATCGGGCAGTAGTGCGGCTCGTAGCGATCAAGGCGCACGTGGACTTCGAGATATTTGAGATTGTGCTGTTCAACTGCAAACGCCGCATGTTGCCATATTGGGATGTGGCAGGAGTACCCCGCCATCTTTTTAAACTGTAGCGACGCCGGCCAATCTTTTGGGGGATATTCCGACACGCAAAACATATTCTCTCCGCTGATCAGCATCGGCTTTCCTGTTGCCCGGCAGGGTTTAAGGATCGCATAGTTCTCCCGGTCCGCATACCGCACCTTCCACCGCTTGACGTATGGATCCAGCATCGCCACCGCTTCCGGGAACATAGGAGTCGCCATAAACTCGATCCCGTGCTGCTGACAGCGCCAGTACAGATACCGGATGGTGGATTCATTCAACCGAATCGTATTAAGTTCGTCTGCTCGTGGATGATAGACCGCTCGGAATTGTGGAAGCGGAACGTATAGGTCTGCCAATTCTTTATCACTGGTGAAATTTGAGTTGTAAGCCTGGAACTTGACCGCATCCGCCCCGGCCTTCGCCGCTTCCCGGATCATGTCGTCCGCATCCACCAGGTCCCGCCAGTTGACTCCAGCTTCACAAATTATAAAGGGGCCGCTCATATCCGCAGCACCTTAACCCCGCCCTTCCCGAGCACAGTCTGACACACATACCGCAACGCATCCAGCGCGTGATCGTTGGCTTTCATCGGTCGGTCCTCTCCTGAACTTTGACTCTTTTCATCCCATACATAACTACTGAACTCCTTGATCAGATTCTCGTTTGATTGGTTGACATGCAATTTCCCAGCGGTCAGTAACCGCGATACGGTCCGGATCCCATCCAGTACGCTGTTATCCGCGTCTTTCACCGAGATCCCGCGTTTCCTCAACTCAACTTTGAAACTCAATGCGGACGGGTCAAGGATGACCGCCCGGACCTTGACGTTGCCGATGAACTTCACCAGGTCGTCCGCATACTCTGAATCGGTCTTCTGCCGGTTCTTTTTCAATGAGTCCCAGTAATATTCACCCGCGCAATATGCTTCTCCATTATGCGTACCAATCATAAGGAACGCACACGGGTTGTTGGTCCCATAGTCGATGCCAATATACCAGTCCCATCCCTGCAAATCGGTTTTGTCGGTGACGTGGACGGCGGGATCCCACATGTCGTAAACTACACCCTCCGCAGCTACCCAGAGGCCCAGGATATACCGTTTATACCATAGGCTATCTTTCGGATACGCCTTCTTCATGGCGTCAACGTATTCCGGCTCTAAATACGGGTTATCATCCATGGTCGAGAACCAGACGTTCATATTCCCGTTGGTCTGCTGCTGTTCCATGAACTCGATCAGATAATGGGTCGGGCCGTCCGGGTTGGTAGTGCCGACCATCGCCGCGCCTTTCTGCCTCAACCGGGTAATAAGCATCTTGGTGAACGATTCCGGATAGAGTGTCATCTCGTCGCAATACGCGAATACGATCGAGATGCCCCGGATCTTCTGCTCGCTCCGCTCATCGTTTGCCCCGACAAGGTAACAGCGCCGGCCGAATATGTAGACGTTCGATCCGACCTTCCTTATGGCTTTTCCGAAGATCCGGATGAGCGGGTCGATGACGTTCCGTTCGAGTGTCCGTTCGGTCTTGCCGATAAGCAGGATCTCGCCCGCTGGACCTTTAAGGCAGAAGAGAACCAGGACTAAAAGAGTGGTAAACGTCTTTCCGGAACTAACGGCACCGTTCCATATATTATACCGTTTTAATGCTGCTTGGAATGATTGGAGGTGTGCTCCCTTAAGAGGCCCGAGCATCCCCCTTCTTCATCTGGTTTAACAGGTCAGTGACTTCCCCTTTCAAGTATTCAGCATCCTGCAGACGGTACGCATCCCGCCACTTATCCGGCTGGCGATTCTTGAGCCAGAAGATCTGAGCGGTGGTTGACGGCGCAATCTCTTTCTCGGTGATCTCTTCACGCACCAGGGCTTTTACCTGTTTACCGTCCGAGCCGATCACGGGTTCACCGTTCGATGCGAACAGCGGACGATAAAACCGTTTGGTTTCTGAGACAGTATACCCGAGCGCGTTCTTGAGAAGAGAGCACACCACCTTCTTGTCAACGACCTCTTTTGAACCCTTTAAGGTCTCCGAAAATTCTGGATATTTTTTCTTCCATTCGTTCAACGTCGACGGTGCGATTCCGAACGCTTTCGCGAGATCTTCATCACGGGCTCCCGCAGCCGCAAGTTTCTTGGCACGAGCTGGAATCTCAGGGGTATATTTTGAAGGCCTGCCGGCCCCTACCTTCACCTGCCGTATTGGGATATCGCCATCCTCTTTCTTCTTTTTAACTGCAGGTTTTTTCTTATTCACTGTCTTTTTCATATAACACCCGGGGGTTTATAAGTATTCCCACGTTGGATTTACCCAGTCTTCCCGCAGTAACGGCCCGACATCCGGCCGGACAATCAGCCAATACCAATGTGGAAGATCCGCGATATTGATATCCTGAGTCGCAGGGGCTGTATCAGTCATGCCGCGTTCATCTCCCGGCCCCTACATATCCCCTCTTCCGCTCGCTTGCTCTTGAACATCAGCGGACATAGGAATTCCCGTTTACAGCCCCAACAGATCTGTGCTCGTTTCTCCCGGCACTCTTTGGATTGAAGGCAGTACCCGCAGTCTGCATCGTTGGTTGGGGCTCCGCAGAGGGTGACGATGGTCATCCGAACGGCTCCCCGCGTGTGCCGCCGAGCTCGATCGCTTTTTCATGGATTTTGGGTGAACGCCGGTGAAGGTATGCTTCGAGGGCCGTTATCGCGACACGACCGTAATATTTTTTCAGGATCGCGATATCCTTATCAGACCAGGTGTATTTATACGGAGTATACCGAGCCATCGCCTCTTCCAGCTCTGGTATCACAATAGTATCGTCTGAATTCGGCTTCTGTGTTACCTTTATGTTACCTTTCACTTCCGATCCCTCCCGACGGTCTTACACGGGCTGACCACGTTTGCGATGCCGCTGGTGTCGATGGCGATCCGTTTCGGGCCATCAACAATCAGGGATACCCACCCGATATGCGGGGGGGCAATGATACCTTTCTTAACGGCAAACACCGTCTTTCCCTGCCAGCAGGGGGTAATAAGCGCGATGCCGCTTGAGAATTGCGCAGATACGAACTGGTGACGGTGAGAGAAGACCGCTATATCGATCTTTCCATATTTATCAGATGCCTGGTTCAGATAGAGGAGCATCTGTTCTTTTGCGGGGGCTGTGGTCATGTACTGCCACGAGCCTTGAGATGTGCCGATAGTGTGACGAGCGAAGATTCGAAGACCGCAATCTTCGATTACGAGTTCATCCCCATACTCTCCGCCCATCTGATCAGCGATATAGAGATCCGCACTGATGCCGTCCGGAAGCTGGTGATAGTCAGTCCCGGCCGTGAAATACATCGGGACTTTCGGCAGGGTTTTGAGGATGGCGATACACGCGGCGCACTGCTGAAACAGTTCGGGAGTTACCAGACCCCGTCCTTTTTCTTTCCGCTGATCGCCTTCAATGAGATCCCCGTTCAGGATAATAATGTCCGGCTTCTCTTTTTTCAGGGTTGCCAGCATTTTGAGCCAGTGCTGCCATATAGCTTTATTGACAGCGTTCTGCGGGATATCCTCGATCTCGTTGCTGCGGGCGCTTTTGGCTTTGAAGTTGGGAGGCCAGAGGCCCCATTTACTTCCCACGTGCATGTCCGATAATAGAAGTACCTTTTTCATGACCGCGAGAACTCCTTAACGATTTCCGGATTATCAGTCAATACCTGCTGAATACAACACCCGAGCGTCGTGATAGTGTTGTGCGGGAGGCTCAGTTCGTGCTGATAATTGATCTGTTCAATGACCTCATGCCAGAATACTTCATTGACGTGGCTTTTCTTCCCGCGTTTTTCAAGGATGATTACCAATTTGTTCGCGCAACTCATACCGGCGGCATCGTGGTTCCGGGCGAGATCTTCCTGGAACTTCACACTATATTCATGCCCGCCAATTTTGACTTTGGATTTTCCTTTAGCTCGTCTCATTTCGGTCCTTCTGCCTCTTCCGCTGGTTCTGCTGGCGTAATCTCGCTGGCTTTGAATCCCTTAATCGCTTTCTGCGTCAGGAATTGCCGGAAGTCCGGTTCGTGGACGATATACGCCTCGTTATCCGCTTCCAGCACGAAATACATAGTCCGGCCTTCTCTTCCGATATATCCGATTGGTTCTGGTTCTTTCACGTTTCAACTCCAAAGAAATCAGTTATCTTATGGTTGTTCACTTTCTCCAGCCGTTTGTTTGCGATGGCTACGTATGCCGGCTCCTTTTCAATGCCGATGAAGTTCCGGCCGAGTTTCTTGCAGGCGACCGCTGTGGTGCCGGAGCCAAGATAAGGATCGAGAACAGTATCGCCCGGCTTGGAATACTTTTCAAGGCACCACATCATGAGCGGGAGCGGTTTCTGGGTCGGGTGTTCCCGTTTCTCTTTGTGTGCCATATCTTCCTGCAGGAGCCCGTTCCAGCGCCATTTAAAAATTCTTACTGCAGTCTTAAAGGAGGTCCATCCCAACTCTGCATCGGCAAAATCGTTGCATCCGTTGTCCTTATCCCAGACGATATAACACGATGTTGGGGGAAGGCCGAAGTAGTTGCCTCCGAATATTATCTGATTTTTTGAGATGCGGAAAATCTCATTGAAATATTCCTGTGTTGGGGGTTTATTATCCCATTCGAGATTACCATAGTCTCGAGCACCAACATAATTTTTTCTTCCGCCGATATTTTTAAACACCGGCTTCCCCCTATGGATGTTCTTTCCTGCCGCCTCTCCAATTCCGTACGGAGGATCGGTCAGCACCAGATCCACGCTCTTATCTTCCATCTCCTTCATGAGTGGCAGACAATCGCCCTGATAGATCCGGTTAAGTTCCAGCACGTTATCTTGCCTCCGGGAATCCCATCCGCTCCACTACGACATAATCCGCCGGCACAAACGCCATGTCGAACCGCCGGGTTATCCCCATTGGATCGGGTAGGTTCAGCGCCGGTAGGATCCGGATGTTGTAGAACGTCCCGACCTCGTCAGTATCGGCACTGATTACCGGATAGCACCCCCCCGCGATCTCCATAATCATCCTCAGCGCAAACTGTTTTTCCATGCTGTCCGCTTGGTTCCAGCGGGGATCCTGCACGTAAAGCTGATGCGCGTCTTCCTTTACCGTCACCATCATAGGGTGCGCCATCTCCGGATGATAAAGCCGCTTATCGGTCATGATCGGATGACGCGGTAACTCGTGGGATGCGTGACGACAGTTCATTTTATTTCATGCCCCGGGGGAGTAATGGGCTCCCCGTCCGAAGTGTGATGCGAATCAGTCATCTGATCGGGGCTAAGTACGCATTGCGTACTTTGAGGGGGATAGGGTGGGGTGTGCAATAGGTTGTCGAAAGGTCCCAACAGCGGGAAGGTGTGACCCGCTGAAGGGAAAGTCCCGGGGCTGGTCGTGAACCTCGCTTAACCCTTCAGAGGGCCCGGGAATTGTGGTCATTGTGCAAGGCTCCAGATGAACAGCAGCCCGGCAACCGATACAAGGACAAGGCTATAATATAAGCCTCTTATGACCAGTTGGCGGGCTGCAGGGGTCATCAGATTACAACTCCGAACAACAGGTTGAACAAACCCGAAACCGCTTCTTTGCTATTGAAAATGTCAGTGAAGAGCGCGGCCCTCACTAAAACAACAGAGAGAAGGAGTATTCTCGGAACGTAAAATCCGGCTGAGTAATAATGGTACTCGTCCTGAATACTTGTCGTCCATTGAGGAGATAATCCTTCTTTCGGGACATCTTCCCATCGGATAATTTTTAATTTGGTGAATGAGTGGATTACACCAGCTCCGGCAGCTTCACATTCGCCAGCGGTCGGGATATACCATGGCAATCCGTTCTCGAACATCACTTACACGACCCGCACGATCCACCTGATCCGGACGGGGCGCTATCAGATGATACGGGTGCGCCGGTCGGACCGGTGTTGTCGCTCAGGAGATCCCCCCCATCCTGCGAACCGATCCGGTAATAGAACACCGGGGATTCTGCAAGGTTATACACACGCTTTTCGAGCGGTTTGAGCGGGATGCTGAACTTGGTTTTCCGGGTGCCGAGTTTGAACTGAACCGAGTGGACCTTCTTGGTGCTCATCAGCGATACGGGTTTATTCGGGATTTCCAGCGTGTATTCCCGGTCGCGGTCGTCGTCCTGGTTCGGGATCCAGTCGGTCACATACTGGACTTCTTTACCGTCAATGAACATCCCGATCAGGAGCGCATGGTCGTATCCGTCGCTCGGGTCGTGGCTGAACGTCATTATAGCCGTGATCTTGTGGCTCAGGTGGAACCGGTACGCGTCCATGGTCGGGGCTTCCGCTTTAGTTTCCCCCAGATATTTCGGTTCGTAAGGATCCCTCACGAACACTTCATCAATTGATGCTTCCAACATGTTGAAGAACTTCCTCCCGATCTGCTTGACCGGGAAACAATAGATATGGATTATCGGGGTAGGTATTTATGGGTTTCCCTTCACTTCCCGGATCCCACACTATGCACGACAAGATAATTCCCTGCCTGATTCACCCAGATCCACGTTTCCTCATTCGGATGGGTTTTCCGGTTTTGCTTTGCGAGATCCAGGACACTTTCCGTATATTCCGGGCCGAAATCTTTCAGGGTGGCGTACTGTTTCCCCGGCTCATCTTTAGGGAGGATCACGGAGAATCCGATGCCCAGATCCGCGAGGCTTTGCTGTGCTTCGGTCATGGGGTGCACACCTTACCGTCATGATACATTTTTATTC